CTTCACTTTCCCGGTTCTCATTATTTTCACTCTGATTCCTCGACTCTAATCTTTAATTTAACCAGTTTAGTGGGGATTAAAACAGCATCTACTCTGTAGCCGTACAAGGCCACGCCAGTAGCTGCTTTATTACCCCGCATATAAGCAGCACAATCGCGCATAGACTTTTTAACAGTCCGTAGGACCGGAAGAAAGCCCACCACTTTAGCACATACAGGACTAGTGAATAGGCGGGACCCGGCCTCGAGGACCTTCGCCGCTGCTTCCTGTAGGTATCGCTTACAAACACTGGGTGGCCCTGCAAGTTTAAACAGCGTCTTCTGTACATCTCTGATTCGACTAGGCTGCGTGCCACCATGTTTGTGGCTATATCTGCCATGCCATAATCACCTTCGTGAGAATAAAGGTGGAAGGCACGCGACAACGCAGTTTCGACATAGTCAACGTCCTTGAGGACGCAACCAGAGTTGATGACTGTCTTCAGAATCGTAGAGTTTACCACGAACCGGTTGATGGAGCGGCGGAGGACCATGCCCTCTTTGAGTTTCCCCATATCAACCCAGTACTGCTCTACTGTTACAATACGATATCTGCCCTCTAGAACAGCAGTATCGTGCTTGGCAAACTGTGCAGCCCTCTTCATAGGCACCACTTTCTCCTCATGGAACAACAGCCTGACCAGCGTCTGGTTCAAGGCTTGTTTAGTGGGCTTTGTCGAAACATAGCCCCCCCATGACCTCAACTCCCTCAAAATGGAGTTAGAGAAAAATAGTGTGAAGTCTGCCGCATCTTCAGTCAAACCAAGTCTGTCGGAGAGAATTTGCAATCCGAAGGCTCCGGCTTTGTAGATACCTTTAAATGATGCCCATTTATCAAGCTCAGGTTTCCCCGGTTTGAGGAAAGTCCTGGCCTCATAGGGTCCGGGCTCATCTAGATCAAAGTATTTAAAAACGCTGGAACCGTCATCTCGGTAATTCCCTTTATCTTCAGGGTGGTGTCCAAAGTAGCCATGTGGCTGCTCCGCATCACCCTCCTCCTCTGGCGCGCCGTCAACAGGACGATCAGCGTGATCCACAAAAGCCACCCCCAGCACCTCGGCCATAGCTACACCATCCGGGTCCGCAACATCGTTATGTTGTCTGGACTGTTCAGTCTCCACTACGGGGCGGAGACACCGTTCGGCTTGCTCTAGCGTCATTGGACTGAGGTTGAGCGTTATGGCATCCCGCCAAACCCCGTTAACCTCGCCTGAAAATCTCTGTGGCGTGGGCACACTGGACATCACACAGAATTCACTGTCAATAATGGTCGAAGCCAAATCAAGCAGTTCCCTATGGGTGATGTCCTGAGCAAATGCCTCCAGTGCAGGGTATGTGTACGCCCTGTACCGCACAGATAATTCGCCTTCGTCAAAGGTGCGCGCGATGAATAAAGGGCAGTACGTTACCAGCCCTACAGGATCC